CTTTACATCACACACACACGCACACACGAGGGCAAACAGGCTTGATCTGGTACAATTCCCCCATGTTCCCTATGTAATAGGTGTGACAGCTCTACGTCACGCATAGAGAAGATCATCATTTCTTAAAAATAAAGAGGTTTTAACACCCCCCTACCCCCCAAACTTCACTTTGCCTATAATAATAATGCTTCCTTTCGCCCAGCGGGGAGTATTTGTTAATATTAACCAAAGTTAATAGGTTGAATAATGATAAAAAGTAAACTATGTAAGAGTATGCGTAAGTTTATACAAATAGTTAAACCGAATGCTTTGCTACACTTTCAAAAGGGTAACTATGTATATAGGTATGTACTGGTTGATAGATACGAAGTTACTAAAACAAATCATAATGGCTTTGACGATAAAGAACATATGACCACCGCAGAAATTTTTGAGTTAGCAACACCTAGGAAGCTACGCAGAAAATATATACAAAAAGATAAATAATGCTATAATTATATTATGGCTAAACAAAATTTTTCAACTTATACTCCTAGAGATAAGCCACCTAAAAGGCCTCGTAGGCATAGTAAGTCGTTAAATAAAAGCTCAACATTTAAGAGGTATAATGGCCAAGGTAGATAAATGCACTAACTGTCATCACGATTGTCATTGTAAAGAGGAACTTCATGCAGATGAGTATGGGGTATGTACTTGTGAGTATTGTAATTGTAAAACAAAAGCTGATGATAAAACTTGGGAAAATGAGGTTGAATACGAATAATGGAGACTGATAGGATGAATTATTATTTTACAGGAATATTGATTATAATGATCTGTTTATTGGCTGTCTTTGGTGGGCCAGTAAGATGAAGCCAATAGTGTTATTTATATATCATTGGTCAACTAAATTAAGTTCTTGGTCGTGGCAAAAACTTTATAGTGATAGAAAAACTGGTTTAGGTTATAAAAATGAGAGATAACAAAGTAATTGAAAAATATTTAAAAGACAACTATAAGAAAATTATTGAAATGAGTTTGTTTAGAAATTTAAAAAAAGAAGTAAATACAGGTGCTAATGGCACACAAAGCTATGTAATTAAAAAAGGAATTAATAAAGATAAAATAGCTAAAAAATAAATGGAAGACCTTTTAGAAAAAGCTGTACATATAGCAAAAGAATTAGAAAGGAGAGAATCCACTAATCGTTTAGAACGATATGCTCCTTATGACTACCAAAAAAAATTTCATAATTCTAAAGCAACACAAAGATTATTAATGGCGGGAAATAGGGTCGGTAAGTCTTTTAGTGGGGCAATGGAAATTGCATATCATGCTACAGGTAAATACCCTGCATGGTGGGAAGGCAGAAAATTTGATAGACCAGTTCGTATATGGGTCGGGGGAGTTTCAAATGAAACTACAAGGGATGTCTGTCAAAAAGAACTTACTGGTCAGCCAGATGATCCATCTGCGTTTGGCACAGGCTCTATTCCCTTAAAGGATATTGGAAACACAGTTAGAAAAGCTGGTGTACCAAATGCATTAAGTTCATTAGTGGTAAAACATAAATCTGGCAATTATTCTAGAATAGGTTTTAAATCTTATGATATGGGTAAAGAAAAATGGATGGGTGAAGCAGTTGATGTTGTTTGGCTAGATGAAGAACCACCACAAGGTATATATTCACAATCATTAACAAGAACAGCTGATAAAGGTGGCATTGTTTTTATGACTTTTACTCCAGAACAAGGGATGACAGAAACAGTTGCACAGTTTGTAAATAATTTAAAAGAAGGTCAAGCATTAATTACAGCAGGTTGGGATGATGCACCTCACATGACTAAAGAAATTAGAGAACAAATTTTATCTGCATTACCACCACACGAAAGAAAAATGAGAGAAAGAGGTATTCCACAATTAGGTTCTGGTTTAGTATTCCCGATAGTAGAAGAAGATATATTATGCGATCCTATAGATATACCTACTCATTGGCCCAGATTGTGTGGAATAGATTTTGGATGGGATCACCCTACTGCTGTTGTCTGGATAACATGGGATAGAGATACTGATATTGTATATATTTATGATTGTTATGCTATGAGGCAAGAAACAGTACCCGTTCATGCATCTGCTATAAATGGTAGAGGTAAATGGATTCCTGTAGTATGGCCTATGGATGGAAGACAAGCAGATAAAGGATCGGGAAAAAATCTTACAGATCAATATAAAAGAGAAAGTGTTAATATGTTAAGAGATCATTTTAGTAATCCACCTTCAAATGGAATGAAAGAAGGAAGTGGTGGAAATTCTGTAGAAGCAGGTATTATGGAGATATTAACAAGAATGCAAACTAAAAGGTTGAAAATCTTTAGAAATCAAAGTAAACTGTTAGAAGAATTAAGGATGTATCATAGAAAAGATGGTAAAATAGTTCCTGCACATGATGATGTAATATCTGCAATGAGATATTGTGTTATGTCATTAAGAAAAGCAAGAATTAAAAACTATCAGCCTATGCAATTCCAAACTGATTCTGAATTTAACGTGTTTAACTAAAAAGGATATATGGGCGGATTTACAAGATTTATAACAAAAATGTTGAAGATGCCATCTTCACCAATACAACAAGTAGCACCTGTGCAAACAGTTGCAGCACCACAAGCAGCAGTAAAAGATAAAGCTAAACAAACTTTAGCATCTGGTGGGTATGGTAGTTCTAGTATTTTAACAAGTCAACAAGGAATAGAAGACGAAGCTAATGTTTCTAAAACTGTTCTTGGTGGAGTTGTTCAAAAAAGAAAAAAAATTTAAGTGATTGAAACAGTTACTGACGACAGTTGGCGGAAACCAATTGGAGAGTATCTTAAAAAAAAATGTCATATATCTGCTGATATAGGAGATCAATTTTCATATATTGGATTTATAGAAAATAATAAAATATTAGGTGGTTTTCTTTTTACAGATTTTGATGGTCATAATATTTATGTCCATTTAGCTTTAGAAAGTCCTAGATTATTTACTAGAAAGCATATAAGATATGTTTTTGACTATGGTTTTAGACAAATTAATTGTGGAAGAATGACAGCTGTTTGTAAAAATGGCTTTAAACGCAATGAAAGAATTTTGTCTGGAACTGGATGGACTAAAGAAGGTGTCATAAGACAAGTTATGAAAATTGATAATGAATTTGTTGATGCAGCTGTATTTGGTATGTTAAAAGAAGAATGTAAATGGATATAAAAATAAAGGAATAATTATGGGCGGAAAACCACAACCACAAATGCCACCAGCAGTAGATACATCAGTTCAAGATAAGTTAGATGCATCAGAAGCTAAATTAGCAAGTGAAACATCAAAAGCTATGGGTGTAAAAAGAAAAGGCCAATACGGAACTATTCTTACATCAGGAAAAGGTGTAACAGAAGAAGCAGATACATCTGGATCACTTTTAGGTGGAAAAAAATATTAAATAATTTATGGCAACATTTGAGTATATAAAAAAAAGATGTGCTAATTTAGAATCTATTAGATCAACTTGGGAAGATCATTGGCAAGAAATATTAGATTATGTAATGCCAAGAAAAGCAGATGTTACCTTTGTTCGTTCTAAAGGTGAAAAAAGAACCGAAGTATTATATGATAGTACAGCAATAACTGCAAACAATTTATTAGCAGCAAGTTTACAAGGTACACTTACGTCAGCATCATTACCTTGGTTTCATTTAAAATTAAGAGATACAGAAACAAATCAAAATAGAGATGTTCAATTGTGGTTAGAAGATTCTGCTAAAAGAATGTATGAAATTTTTAATGAATCTAATTTTAATACAGAAGTGCATGAATTATATTTAGATTTAGTATCAATAGGTACAGGTGCAATATTTGTAGAAGAAGGAAGTAAAGGTTTTGATAAAGAAGGAATACATTTTAATTGTTTACATATAGCAGAATATTTTATTCAAGAAAATATTAATGGTAAAGTAGATACACTTTATAGAAAATATAAATTAACAGCTAGACAAGCAATACAAGAATTTGGCGAAGAAAATGTTGGTGAAAAAATATTAGAATCTGTAAAAGAAAAACCAGACAAAGAATTTAATTTTATACACGCAGTTGAACCAACAGAAGATTATGAAAGAGCAGTAGGTAAATCATCTACAAAATTACCTGTACATAGTTGTCATGTTTGCACAGAAGATAAAATGGTTGTTCGTACTGGTGGTTATAACGAATTTCCATATTTAGTACCAAGATGGTCTAAAGCAACAGGTGAAATTTTTGGAAGATCACCAAGTTACAATGCATTACCAGATATTAAAACTTTAAACAAAGCAGTTGAAATAGGATTAAAAGCATGGGCAAAAGCTATTGATCCACCATTACTTGTTCAAGATGATGGTGTAATTGGTAGAGTAAGAATGACACCTGGCGGTGTTACAGTAGTTAGACATGATGGTGCTATTAAACCATTACAAATAGGTTCTAATTGGCAAATAACTGATTTGAAAGAAAATCAATTAAGAACATCTATTAGACAAGCATATTATTCAGATCAATTACAATTACAAGATGGCCCACAAATGACAGCTACAGAAGTGCAAGTTAGATATGAATTAATGCAAAGATTACTTGGGCCAACTTTAGGAAGATTTCAAACAGAATTTTTAAATCCATTAATTGAAAGAACATTTGGTATCATGTTAAGAGCAGGTGGATTATTACCAGAGCCAGACGTTATTAAAGGACAAAAAATAGATATAGAATATGTTGGGCCACTTGCTCGTTCACAAAGAATGGAAGAATCAGTTGCTATTGATAGATTATATGCATTAGCAATGAATGTAGTACAAATTGATCCTTCAATTATGGATAACATAAACCATGATGAAGCAATAAGATTAAGAGGTGATTTATTAGGTGTTCCAAAAATTATTTTAAGAGCAAGAGATGAAGTTGAAGAATTAAGAGAACAAAGACAACAAGCACAAATGGCACAACAACAAGCTGAACAACAACAACAAGCCGCACAAGCTGCTTTAACACAAGGTCAAGCTATGTCAGAATTAGGTACACCAGAAGCACAAGAAGGTATGGCACAAGCTGAACAGGCAGCACAAGAAGAAGGTCTAATTTAATGGCTGATAGTGACGAAGATTTAAAACAATTAAAACAAGATTATCAAATTACATTTTCATCTAAAGAAGGTGAAAGAGTATTAGCAGATATAACATCTGCTTATTATCATAGAGGATCATATACAAAAAATGATTCTTATGAAACTTCATACCGAGAAGGACAAAGATCGGTAATAATAAGAATAATCAATCTAATGAAGGAAAATAAAAATGGCTGATGAACAAACGACCACTAACGACAATCCAGTAGAAAATACAATTTTGGGATCGGGAAGTGATAATCAAGGAGATTGGAGATCATCATTACCAGATGAACTTAAAAATGATGCAACTTTGCAAAACTTTAAAGATGTAGAAAGTCTTGCTAAAACAGTAGTACATCAACAAAAAGTATTAGGTAGTAGAATACCTATACCTAAAACTGATGAAGAAAGATCAGAACTTTATACTAAATTAGGAAGACCAGAATCTGGAGAAGCATATGATTTTACTATTCCAGATACTCATAAAAGTCATTTTAATGAAGATCAAGTTAAAGAGTTTAGAAATGTTGCACATCAAATAGGATTAAATAATGAACAAACAAAAGCATTAATAGACTTTCAAGTTAAATCTGTTGACCATGAATTACAAAGACAATCAACTAATTTATCTGCAACAAAACAAGCTACAGAAGATACATTAAAAAAAGAATGGGGATATGATTATGATAAACAAGTTAGGAATGCACAAAGAGCATTACAAGTTTATGGTAATGAAGAACTAAATGAATTAATGAATGGAGAAGCAGGTAATATACCAGCAGTCATTAAATTGTTTGCTAGATTAGGTTCAGAAGTAACAGAAGACATGGCTAAAAATACACAAAATAATAGTCTAGCTACTTCACCATTAGATGCACAATCTGAAATAGATAATATCTTTAGTAATGCTACCGATCCCTACCATGATAATATGCATAAAGATCATATGAATAGAGTTGAGTATATGCGTCAATTACATGAAAAAAGGTTTGGCAAATAGTTAAAAATTTGCTATAATTATAAAATCTAATTCGCCCTATTTTAGGAGAACGGAGAAGTAGCCGTGATTGGCTTTAAACTTCCGATCTGATCGTATCGTTTACGATAAGGTTTCCCGCAAGGACAAAGACCGATAATATGGAATATGGATTAGTAGTTATATTATTCCCACTATTCTTAACTTTTAAAAAAAGGACAAAAAAATGTCAACACAAATAACAACGGCTTTTGTAGAACAATACAAAAGTAATGTGTTTCATTTGGCTCAACAAAAAGGTTCTAGATTAAGAGGTGCGGTTAAAACTGAAACAGTTACAGGGAAAGCACACTTTTTTGAAAGAATTGGGTCAACTGCAGCACAATTAAGAACGTCACGACATTCTGATACTCCAAGAGTAGATACTCCGCATAGTAGAAGAAAAGTGACAATGAACGACTACGACTGGGCAGATTTAATTGATAATGAAGATAAAGTAAGAATGCTTATATCTCCACAATCTGAATATGCACAGGCTGGAGCATACGCAATGGGTAGAGCTATGGATGACGCAATTATTGCGGCAGCTACTGGCAATGCACTTGGCGGAGTTGCAGGTGGAACTACAATTGTTTTACCACCAGGTCAAAAAGTTGCTCATGGTTCAGCTGGATTATCAGTAGCAAAATTAATTTCTGCTAAAGAAATTTTAGATGCCGCTGAAACAAACCCAGACGAAGCTAAATATCTTGTATGTTCAGCAAGTCAGATTTCTGATTTGTTAGCAATAACAAGTATTACTTCTTCTGATTTTAATTCAGTAAAAGCACTAGTACAAGGTCAAATTGATTCATTCATGGGCTTCAAGTTTATCAGAACAGAAAGACTTGGAACAGATGCTAATGGCAATAGACAAGTATTAGCATTCAATCAATCTGCATTAGGATTAGCAGTTGGATCAGATATATCTACAAAGATATCTGAAAGAGCTGATAAGAACTATGCAACACAAGTATTTTTATCCATGACAATCGGAGCTACGAGAGTAGAAGACGAAAAAATGGTTGAAATTGCTTGTACAGAGTAATAGGAGTATATAGATATGGCTGTAACAACACAAAATAGTGCCGAGTACACTAATAGAATAGCTACTCCTCTTGTAACTGCTAATGCTGTTAATGATAAGGGTAAGTTAAGAAGTTTAACTTTTACTCACGATCAAGACGGTACTGGTGATGCAGGATCAATTGTCGTGCTGGGAAAACTTCCAGCAGGAACAGTTAAAATCATAGGTGGTTCATCTAGATTTTATTGTAACTGGACTGATGGTTCAAATACAATGGATATCGGATGGGTTGCATACAATGACGCAGATGGAGCAGAGGTTGCTGTTGATGTTGATGGCATTGTAGATGGTCTAGACGTTGATACTGCTGGTTATTTTTCAATGGAAAGTAACACAGCAGCAGGTAAATTGCTTGGTGGAAATACTACTTTTTCTTCTAAAGAAGGAGTAATTATTACTGCTAAATCAATTGGTGCTTTAGCAGATGGAGATGATCTATCTGGTACAATCACTTACATAGTAGATTAGTAATAACAATTATTAGGGGCGGGATTATACTCGCCCCTTTTATAAACTTAAAAAATTATGGCTACAGAAGTATCAATTTGTTCAAACGCATTAAGAAGATTAGGTGATAGTGCTATTACATCTTTGACAGATGATACTGAAAGAGCAAGACTTTGTAATGCATTTTACGCAGATGCAAGAGATGCAGTATTAAGATTACATCCTTGGAATTTTGCAATCACAAGAACATCATTAGCACAACTATCAGATACACCATCATATGGTTTTGCATATCAATATTCATTACCAACTAGCCCTTATTGTTTAAGAGTTTTAGGAATGGAATATGAAGATTATATTTTCAAAGTAGAAAATTATTCTACACAAGGTAGGGTATTATTAACAGATGAAGGTACAGCTAAAATTTTATATGTAGCAAGAATAACAGATACAACACAATTTGATGCATTATTTGTAGATGTATTAACTGCAAAATTAGCATTAGATTTATGTTACCCAATAACTAATAGTGTATCTTTACAAGACAAAATGCAAAAACTTTACCAACTAAAACTTTCTGATGCAAGAAGTATAGATGGACAAGAGGGCTTTATTGATGACCTTGTTTCTGATACTTTTACTGACTTTAGGAAGGCTTAATGGCTAGAGTACATCCTTTCCAAACCAACTTTACTGCTGGAGAATTAACACCTAAACTTGCTGGTCAAGTTGATTTTAAAAAATATAGCAATGGTGTAGAAACACTTGAAAACATGACAGTATTTCCACAAGGTGGAGTGTCAAGAAGAAATGGAAGTAGATTTGTTTGTGAAGTAAAAGATTCAACTGCAATTACTAGATTAATTTCTTTTGAGTTTAATATTACACAAGCATATGTTTTAGAGTTTGGAAACAATTATATAAGATTTTTAAAAGATAATGGTCAAATAACAGAAGCTGCAAAAACTATAACAGCTATTACAGCAGCTAATCCTGCTGTAGTTACATCTACTAGTCATGGTTTTTCAAATGGAAATGATGTCTGGATTGCAGGTGTAGTAGGAATGACTAGACTTAATGGAAGAAGATTTACAGTTGCAAGTTCTACAACTAATACATTTGAATTAACTGGTGAAGATAGCACAAGTTATGATGCTTATAGTTCTGGTGGAACTGCATCTAAAACATATGAAATAGCAACAACATATACATCAGCAGAATTAAGTGAATTACAATTTACACAATCAGCAGATGTTATGTATATTGTACATCCAAATCATCCCCCTGCAAAATTATCAAGAACAGCTCATACAACATGGACTTTAGATGATGTTGATTTTCAAGTTGGCCCTTTTCTTGATACAAATACAACAGCAACAACACTAACAACAAGTGCAACAACAGTAGGAACGGGAAGAACTTTAACAGCATCTGCTATAACGGGAATTAATAGTGGAACTGGTTTTCAAACTACTGATGTAGGTAGATTGGTAAAATTAGGAGATGGATGGGGAGAAATTACAGCGAGAACTAGCACAACTGTTGTAACATGGACTATTACTGTAGCTGCAACAGGATCAGGGGCTGCGGTTTGGTCATTAGGAGCATGGTCTGCAACAACAGGTTATCCTAGAACAGTATCATTTTTTGAACAAAGATTAGTATTTGGGGGGTCATCAAGTTATCCTCAAACTATATGGGCAAGTGAATCTGGTTTATATGAAGAATTTGATGTAGGAGATGGAAGTGCAGCAGATGCATTTATTTATACAATAGCAGCCAACAAAGTAAATGTTATTAGATGGTTAGCACCTTCTAGAGATTTAATTGTAGGTACTGTTGGTGGTGAATTTAAAGTTGGAAGACCTGCTGGTGAGCCTCTAAAGCCCGACAATGTTAATATTGCACAACAAACTACATATGGCGGATATACAACACAACCAATTCAAATAGGTAGTGAAGTTTTATTTGTACAAAGACAACAAAGAAAAGTTAGATCATTTGCATATCGTTTTGAAGATGATGCATATCAAGCACCAGATATGACATTACTTGCTGAACATATAACAGATACAGGAATTGTTGATGTTGATTACGCACAAGAGCCAGATTCTATTTATTGGGCTGCAAGAACTGATGGAACATTATTAGGAATGACATACCATAGAGAAGAAGATGTTGTTGCATGGCATAGACATATTTTTGGTGGTTCTAATAAATTTATATTTAATGGTGCAACTGGAGTTCTTGATTATCTTAATGATGCTAATTTTAATGGATACATTACTATAACAGCACATGGATTATCTACAGGAGATGAAGTAACTTATAGTGCTGGTGGTGGAACTAAAATACCAGAATTAACAGAAGGTGGAACATATTATGTTTTTGCTAGAGATGCTAATACATTAGAACTAGCAGATACTTATGCACAAGCAGTAGATAGAACAATTAAAAGAATATCAGATGGTATTGGTGCAAGTCACTCTTTATCAACAAAAGCTAAAATAAAAAGTATAACTTCAATAAATGAAACACTTGAAAACCAAGTTTGGATAATATGCGAAAGAAGAATTAATGATACTAAAAGACAATACATAGAATATCTAGACCCAACATTAAATATGGATTGTACATTATCTGCATTAGTAAATGATGGACTAACAGTAGTAACAGGATTAAACCATCTTGAAGGGGAATCCGTACAAGTATTAGTAGGAGATGCAGTATTTCCAAATCAAACAGTTACAGGGGGTAGTATTAGTGTTACACTACCTACATCAGCAAGTTTTAAAAGTATTGAAATTGGCCTTGGTTATACATCTAAAATTAAAACTATGAGAATTGAATCAGGATCACAAGCAGGTACTGCACAAGCAAGGAAAAAAAGATATAATGAAGTTGTGGTAAGATTATATAAAAGTGTAGGTTTAACTGTTAATGGAGATCAAATACCTTTTAGATCATCTTCTACACCAATGGGGCAAGACATAGCAGAATTTACTGGAGATAAAAGAGTAAGTAATCTAGGATGGAATAGAGATGGTCAAATAGAAATTGAACAAACACAACCACTACCTATGACAGTTTTAGGTATAACAGGAACATTAGTAACAAGTGATTAATATGAATAATAAAATAATAGAAGCTAAAAAATTATTAGAACAATATGCACCTAAAGGTGAGTTTCTTGCATACATTAATAAAGATGAAGAACAAATATTAAAAAATTTAGGTGGTTCTGGAGAAAGAGTTAAAGAAACAGGAATACCTTCTTTTAATCCAATGTACATAGTTGCAGGAATGATGGCTTTAAGTACAGGAATGTCTTACATGGGAAGCCTTCAACAGTCTAAACAAATAAAAGCAGCTGCGGCATGGGATCAATACCATTTAAACATTAAAAAAACACAAGATACTATTATGGCTAATAAACAAGCTGCAAAATTATTAAGTGAAAAAAGAGCTACTATTGGTGCAAGAGGAATACAATTTTCAGGTTCAAGTTTAATGGAACAAGAAAGTGTTATAGAAAATTTAGAAGATACTTTATTTTGGATAGATAAAGGTGTAGAAATGGATTTAAGAACTATGGATGTAAGACTTGCAGGTGCATTAGCAAAAGAATCATGGGATAGAAAAACTAGTTTATTAAGTGGAATGACCAATGCTTATTCAACAAGTAAAACTACAGTATAAGTATGTTTAAAATAAAAGTATGGGATAATGATACAATGATATTTGAAGGATATAGTAAAAAAGTACCAAAAACAGATGAAGAATTTAAAGCATGGACTTTAACTAAAAATGGAAATTCAACAGAACAAAAAGAATTTAGTCCAGCACAATATAGAATAACTTACGAGGAAGTAAATGGCAATAAAAATACCTAGAGGTGAAATAGCAGCACCTTCTGTTGGAGATAGAGGTAGCAGTATGTTGAGTGCTGTTCAAAGTAATAAAATTGATTATGATAAAGTAACTAATACATTAGACTTTATTGGTCAAAAAATTGCCGCACATAGTAATAAAATTGAAGCTCAAAGAGTAGATAATAAAAATACACTTAATAAAGCAAATTTACAAGGTGATATTAATTCATTATTAGAAAATATTAATGATAATCCAAAACTTTCTACGGATGGAACAATGGAAAGTTATAATGGAGTTTATAATTCTGGAGTTAAAAAATTAGAAGATAAATATAAAAAAATTTACAAAAATGATGATGATGCCTTTGCTATATGGAAATCTGATTTATACACAGTTATTAATAATGGTTCACAAACTATGCGAACTACAAGAAGAAGAAAAGTATTAGCAGAAGCACAAATGAATTTTAATTCTACTAATGCTGAATTTACAACAAATTTAGATAATCAACCTGTTACTCCTAATATTTGGATGTCAACAGAATTACTAATTAAACAAGAAAAAGAAAGATTTATAAGAGCTGACGCATTAGGAATTCCAGTTGATTATGAATCTCATTTAAAAATGATACAAGACAAAGTATGGAAAAAAGTAATATCAGCTGATAAAAATTATGTAGATGATATGACTGGATTAGAAGAAGTTGATTATAAATCAATCTATAATGAATTAAATTCAACTAAATCTACACAAGAATATTTTGGTAAAACTATGCCAAAAGATACAAAAGAATCTTTATTAAGCTGGGCAAAAGAAAAATCAACTACACAACAAGCTATATATGATAGTAGAAAAGATGCAAAACAATTAGTATCTAATGAAACTTTTACTAATCAACTAATAGCTATAGCTTCTAATTCAGTAAAAGGAATTGAATATAGTAAGAATTTTCTTAAAGATTTAGAAGCAGATGCTAGTTTATCACCAGAACTTAAAAGAACATTCAAAACAGCATACAATACAACATTAAATAATCTTGCTAGTGGAACAGCTACACATGAAAGTCCTACTGGTTTACAAGTTAAAGCAACATTGACTTATTTAGTTAATGGTGGTTTTATTGATACAAAAGGAGAGTATGCTATTATTAATAATGCAATGGCTGATGGTCATATAAAACCAGAATATGCTACTACTTTATTAAATAATGCTAAAGAAAATACTAAAGAAAGACATCAATGGAAAAAAACAGTAACTAAAAACGCAATAAGTGTATTAGCAAAAGAATTAAATGTTGATGATTTTAATATTTCAGCAATGGTAGGTAGTTTTAATTCTAATAAATCAGGAAGTGCTGCTGATATGTTATCTCAACTTTTATCAGATAGTAAAATGCCTAAAGAAGTATATGCTGCTATGAATCAAATGTTTGCTATGGTTGCAGAAGGTGAAAGTAAAAATATAAGTATTAAAGAAATGTTAATGGATGAAAAAAGTCCTAATTATATTTTAAATGATCTTATAGGAGTTTATAAAGCTAGAGTTAAAGAAGAAATTGATAAAAATTGGATGGGAATTTTAAGTGCAGATGAAGAAATAGCAGTATCAGCAATTACAAAAAATGGTTTTGATTATTCGTTTGATCCATATGTATATTTTAGGTTTAAAACTTCTACTACACCATCAGTACAATTACCTACAAAAAATGAAGGAGAAAGTGTTTTTTCATATATTGAAAGAGTACAAAAAGTTACTAAAAATAATAAGGATAAATATCTACCAGAATGGGGAACAGGTAATTTTGTAACAGATTCTTTAGATATGAATTCTTTTATTATTACACCGAAAGAAGAATAATATGGGTACAAGATTTACACCATTAATGCTTAAACAAGCAGGTTTTAACGATACACAAGTAGTTGATTGGATAGATAATCAAAGACAATATTTAAAAACTGCTGGGTTTAGTGATTTTGATATTAATGAAGCATATGGTCTTAAACAAACAAGTAGTAAAGCTATTACCTCTAAAGATATGTCATCAGCTGTTTCTGATGTTTTTCCTCAACATGAAGAACTAGGTAAAAAAACTGCATTAGAAAATAAAACTAATAAACAAAACGAGAACATCATTAATACTAATTTAATTAATGATAACCATACTAAAAATATAGATGGTACTAATTACAATAACTTAATTGAAGCTGAACAAGAGCAAATTTCATTAATGTATGAAAATGCTAAAAAATTATTTTTAGATAATGATGATGGAAAAGTTGGTTATGCAAATGAATGGTTTGATAAAAATAAACCTGATGTAGATAAAGAAAGTACAAAATTTTTAGATGATTCTGATTTAACTGTAATTGAAACATTACTAAATGAAGATCAAAAAAAAATGTTAGAGGCAATGGAAGCCAGAGATATCCTTGAAGGTAATGTAGGTTACAATACTGATAAACAAAAATATACAATACCACCAGATGAATTTCAAAAAATTGAAGTAGAAAAATTACTTAAACTAGAAGAAGAAAGATTAGTTAAAAAGCAAGAAAAAGAAGCTACAGTAAAAATTCTTAATACAAATACTACAACAGGTGAATCAACTTTACCTCTATTAGCTCATGCAAAACTTACATTTAATGTAAATGATTGGGAAGTAGGAAGATTAAATGAAGCAGCAAGTTTTATATCATCTATAGAATCAGATAATAGAAATATTAAAAATGAAAATAGTTCAGCAGCAGGATATTTTCAATTAACAAAAGATACATTGAAAACTAATTTAAACAGGTTAGGAAATATTATGCATAGAAATGATCCAAGCTGGATGACAGAAGATTGGATGATAGAAGCATATGAACATATGGATGTAATGAAATTAACTCCTGACCAACAAAGAGCATTAACAATAGCAGGTTTATTAGAAAGACCTGGTACAGATGCTTTGTTAAAAAGAATTATGGTAGATAATGATGTAGAAGCTCTAAAAGAATTATATAGAAAAGATCATGTTACTGGTGAAATTAGTCAAGCATTAAATGATAGAATTGATAAATATTTTGATACTTGGGGTACAGATAAATATATTTATCAAAATGGACAATTACCATTTTTACCATCTGATAATATTATAACTAAAGGATTATCAGCAATACCTAAAGTTGGAGATAATATTGTAAAAGCATTAGGTGGTCAAGGAACATATAGTGTATTTACTAATGGTTACAATTTATCAGTTAATGGTTTTATAGAAAACTTCCATCAAGATTATACCGAGCTTATAGAAGCAAAAGGAAAAAATTTAAAAATAGAAGATATACAAGAGATATATAGAAAAACTTTTATGCATCAAGAACAAACATTTGGTAGAGAGGTAATACAATCAGTTGTTACATTAGCAAATGATTTACCTTGGATGATTGGTGGATGTTTTGCAGCAACTGGTGCGGCAACTGCTGCAACTGGTGGATTAGGTGCTGTAGCAGCTCCAGTTGTTTGTGGTGCAGGTGCATTTGCTGCTCCAGAAGTTATTAGAGATTCATATATGAGAGCAATAGATGGAGAAAAATCTGGAGAAGTTTCTAATATTAAACAATTTTTAAAACATTTTTTTACCGTTAAAACTGCGGTAACAGGAACAAAGGCTGCGGTTATAGGTGGAGCTACATTGGGTGTGGGAAGTAAAGTTACTAAAGTAGTTGGGCCAAGGTTAGGGCCAAGTTTAGCAGGTAGGGCTGGTACAACAACTGCAAGGTTAGGTGCTGAAATAACTACTATGGTAACTCTAGGTGCTTTATTAGAAGGACATATGCCTACTAAAAATGATTTTGCCCATGCTACAGTTTTAATATTTGGTTTACACGCAGGTATTAGATCGGTTGGTGCTTTAAAAACTATTTATAGAAAATATGCTGTACATCCTAAAGACATGGTTACTCTTGCACTTGCAGACCATACAGTATTAGAATCTTTAAGAAAAGGTGAAGTACCTGATATTATTTTAAATGCAAATAAAAAGATAATTAAAGGTATGGAAAAAACTGCTGATATAAAATTACTCCCTGCACCTAAATATAAATTAAATGAAAATGTACACATATCAGCTCATGGTGGAGATACAGGAGTTGTAGTAGCTAAAGAAGCTATAGGAAGTGATCTTATATTAGTTGTTAAAAAACCTAATGGTGAAACTGTACAAGTATTAGAAGCACAAGTTAGAAAAATAGATGCAGTAGAAAAAGAAGTTGTTATTAATAAAAACAACAAAATAGAAATTAAAGAAATTAAAAAAGATGATTTTATAAAAAAACAAGAAAGTGGTCAGTTTGAAGCAGACATAATTGAGTTAATAAAACTTGATAAAGAAACAGCACCAAAATATAAATTAACTGGTAAAAAAGGTGATATAGTTAATAAAGGTGAAGTAGGAAAAAGTGAAAAACCATATAAAGCTAATCCAGCAGAAACATTAAAAGAATTAGGTGATAGAGAAAAAATAGAAACTGTTGATCGCACAGTAGTTAGTGATGGTCATATGTTAATTGAAAAATCATTTTATCCTACAATGTCTAAATACTTTGACACTCTTAAAAATGAAAAATTAGCTTACAAAGGTTTATTTAAAACAGGTAAAGAAATAAAAGCTAAATTATTTAAAGGTCTTACAGAACAACATAAAAAAATTGATGTTATGTTTGCTATTAAAAAAGGATCGTTATCAAAGGTAGATGTATTAGTAGGTAGAGTAGGAAATACATTTGTACAGTTTAATAGAAAAGCATATCAAATACTATCCAAGTTTACTGATGTAGATGGTAAAGTTAAAAAAGCTAAATTACTTGCTACAGAAGGCTCTACATATGGAACACAATTAGTATTTTTACATCCAGAAACAAATAAACCTATTGGGTTATTAATGAGCCAAAAACTAGATTCTGGTATTGAAAACCAAGCTAAAAATTATTGGAGAGAATATACATCTAAAGATAAAACAGAAGGCTTTTATTATGATAGATCAAACAGTACAAGAGATGGTAATACATTTGAAGTACCACCTAATCCTTATAGTAAGTCTGATTCATATGCTGGTCATAAAGAAATGCCTTGGCAAAGAATATACAATGACGCAAAAGGATTAGATTTGTTTGATCTTGTTGATCTTGTAAGAGTATTTATAGATAAATC